GCATGTTCCGAGTCATCTTTGCCATCGTTGCGATTGTCTGCTTCGCCGTTGACTTTCTCCTCGTCATCGTTGGGCAGGGTGTTCCACCGCAAGTGGTGGCCGCGTTGCTCTATCTCGGCCTGGCGTTCTTCGCAGCGACGGCGCTGCCCATCCCCTAGCTTCGCGCTATCGACAGTACGCGGATGCACTGTATAGTTGCAATCAGGCCGCTAACCCCTTCGGCGTGCGTCTGGACGCCAGCGCTGCGCTAACCAAGCTCCCCAATTTCCGTTGGGAGCGCCAACGGATAATCGTTGCCGCGTAAGCGCACAGCGCCTGCCGAGGACGAGCGGGCGACCGCAAATCCTACACCGACACCGCAACTGGCTCTCGAGCTGGCCGAATCAGCGGGCGTTCTTACCGTCCTGTCTCCCGGACGACTCTCTCGCGACTTCCCGCAGCAAATGCCGACGCTGCCCATCATCCTGCCGCCATCCAATGCGGAGGGGGCCTGGGAGTTCTTTCGCGCCGACGAGCAGACGCTGCGCCGCTTTCCCATCAATCAAATCCTCGACTGGCTGGTCGACCTGAGCCCGGACTGCTCGAAGGCGCTCTGGGACTTGACCAGGATGTGCAATCCGTCCGTCACCTCGCAGGCGTTCGTCGTCGATACCAACGAGCCGCACCCAGAGGCACAGCGAGCGCTCGACGCCTTCGACCAACATCTCGGCAATATGTACGGCTCGCCGGACCGCGTCTGGAACGAGCACTTCATTCAGGCATTCATGCGCGGCGCCATGTGCTCAGAGCTCGTGCTCGATGCCAATGGCCGTCTGCCAATCGACTACGTGACGCCCGACCCGTCCACCTTCCGGTTCAAGCGCGAGTACGACCCCATTCGCGGTCCGGTCTGGGTGCTGGGTCAGTTCCAATATCCTCTGTCGAACCAGACGGTTGAGTTTGGCGGCTTTGTGCCAATGGCCAGGCCGACGATTCGCTATGTGCCAATCGATCCGATGCCGGGTGTTCCCTACGGCCGGCCAATGTTGGGCCCGGCGCTCTTCCCAACGCTGTTCCTGCTCACGCTGCTGCACGACATGCGCCGCGTCATCGGCCAGCAGGGCTACCCCCGCATCTCCATTACGGTCAACCTCCAGGCGCTTATGGGCCTGATGCCCGCCGAGGTGCGCATGTCTCCGGCCAAGTCGAAGGAATGGATCGACCTGACCATGAAGGAGATTGCGGCCAAGTACGCGCAGCTCGAGCCCGATGACGCCTATATCCACATGGACGCCATCGAGGTGAGTGGCCCCGTCGGCACCGTCGACGCCCGCTCCATTGGCGGCATCTCTTCCATCATCGAGGTGCTCGAGCGGCAGTCCGTTCGTGCGATCAAGAGCATGCCGATCATGATGGCGCTCACCGACGGGTCGAGCGAAGCCAACGCAAACCGGCAGTGGGAGATTCAGGTCTCCGGCTTGGCATCGCTGCAAAAGCTCGCCGCGGCCATGATCAGCGCCCAGAAGCAACTGGCGCTTCGGGCCCAGGGCATTCAGGCCAAGGTCGTCACCACGTTCGGTCAGCTGCGGGCCACGCAGGCGCTCAGGGACGAGCAGGCGCGTGGGCTCAAGCTGCAGAATAACGCGATGGAGTACGACCGAGGCTACACCAGCCAGGAGGAGGCTTCGATGAAGTCCGTTGGTCATCCTCCCGATCAGCCGGAGCCTCGCGTTTATCCGGTCACCGACCAGCCAGCGGTGGGCGAAGGCGGTGGTGGCCTGCCGCCGAACGAGGAGCCGAGCACCGGCAATTCAGAACCCATCGGAGACGGCGGCAACATCGTTTCACTGGTCGGTACGCGATGAGTGCAGCATCCCCGACTACCTGCAGCAATTGTGGATCGACTGTCCCCACAGGAGCCGACCGTTTCTGCCGTATCTGCGGCACCGAGCTGTCATTCAAGGGGCCAGCACGTAGGCCCGGCAAGACCGCAAGGCCTACAGAAGGCGACTTGCGCCGATCGCGTGACGACGATAGGAGACGTGGTGAACCTATCTAGCTTCCAGTTCCATACCAGAGCGGCCAAGATCGCCGAACTTATCGACTACGGCGACCTGGCGAATGCCCTCCATAACTACGTCGAGCTGTCTCAGCAGCCACAGTCCGATAACGTCGCCATCGCCGCGGCCCACGGCCAGCTCGTTGATGCGCAGCTATACGTGATGCGACACCGTCTGCCGCCGACGGAATGGGCGAAGCTGCCGTGGCTCGACCTCGCTGATTTCCTTGTCATCTATACCAACTACCTCCAGGCTTTCGAGGATGCGCGAGAGCTCGAGAAGCTCGGTGCGCCATTTGGGACTCAACAGGAGCAGCCGCATGGCTGATATCTCGGTTCGCCGCACTGACATTGACGGCAACTTCCGCGTCCTTCTCCATGACAACGGAGATGGCACCTACAGCGAGTACAACGGCGCGACCATCGGCAGCGTGACGCTCTCGCCGACCAACCTCGCGCTGGACGCTACCGTGGCGCAGGCGACTCCGACGGTGCTGAAGACGATTGCAGCCCTGGCCGTCACCGCGAACACACCGTCTGCTGCTATCTGGACGCCGACATCGGGCAAGAAGTTCGTCATCATGGGCTGGCAGTTTTCGCTGACCGTCGCCGGCTCCGTGATTCTGAAGTACGGCAGCAGCCATACAGAGTTTGCCCGCACGCCGACCATGGCTGCACTCATCGGCATCGCGGGCCCGAATCTCGGTGGCGGCATTGCGCCAGGGGCAAATAACGACACGCTCCAGCTGGACGTGACCGCATCAGGCTCGGTCAGCGGGATCGTCTGGGGACGGGAGGTATAGCCATGGCCTGGACAGTAACGGGCGACCAAGGGTTGCCTCTCGACAATGGAGACGGATGGGACGGCGGCGCTGCTGAGAACAGCATCTTCGAGTGGGCCGGCGGCACCGACTTCGACCCGGCGAAAGCCAAGCGCGGGTTCAACTTCCAGGACTCCGCGGCGCCGAAGCTGCGCGGTTCCTACAAGGATGCCTTTGCACAGGTCACGGGCGGCACGCTCAAGGCCCGCAAGGGCGGCGTCGACGCCTGCGTGCGCCGTATCCCGGATACCAATGGCCCTAGCCAGGCGCAGAAGGACACCGCAATGGGACATATGAAGTCCTACCAGAGCAAGTTCGGCGAAGGTGGTGGCAAATCTGCTATCAGCGAATCCTTCGAAGAGTCCGAAGAAGTCCGCATGGCCATTCCCGCCTACGTGCGCGGGATGAACCAGTCGCCCGAGATGACCGCCATGGCGATGAGCAGGGCGCCGGACCCATCAATCTTCGAGGATTCACCGCCGTACATCTGGCGAGCGGAAATCAGCAATCAGCATCGCGACACCTATGACACGCAGATGCACGACTCAACGCTCCGGAACTTCGCCGAGGATGCCAGGACTGGAGTTAGCTTCCAGAACAGCCACAACCACCGCGAGCTCGGGTTCGGCCAGAGCATCGACGGCCAGTATCACGATGGGCGCAGCCAGGGCGGCAAGCGCACCGATGCGACCTTCTATACGATTCCCGACCTGACCCTCAATGGCGTCAACACGAACGACCTCATCCGCGGCATGCGCTCCGGTATCGTCCGCGACGTTTCGGTCGGGTTCTATGGCGGCTCGATTCGCTGCTCAGAGTGTGGGCACGAATCCACTGGCATGTTTGACCACTGCGAGCACATCGCCGTCATGTTCGGCGGTGTCTACAGCCTTGCGAACGGAGCCGATGGCGAGGCTGCCTTCGGGTGGATTCATGACGCCAGGCTCTCCGAAACAAGTTGCGTCTACGACGGTGCCACACCGGGCGCCATGATTCTCAAGGCTCACGAGGAGCTATTGGAGCGCCTCGGGCCCACGTCGTTGCGGTTCATGGCGAATCGCTATCGCGTCCGACTGCCGGCCCTTGCCCCCCGTCGCTTCGCCGGAGTCGACACCACTGAGGAGGTGAAGGAGATGGGGGATATGGATGAGCGGCAGGAAGCCGTAACAGCAGGTTCGGTTGTCGTCGGGATTCCCGAAGATGCCATCCGAACTGTCATCAGCGAGGCCGGTGGAGATTACGCCACGCTCGAGCCTGTGGCCGCGATTCGCGCCATGGGTAACGATCTGACGCGACTTCGTCCGCTGGCAGACGATGGCCGAGCCTATCGGTCCGACCTGATCGACGAGGCTATTGAAGAGGGCGTGCGAGCGCACGGCAACGACTTCAAGGCCGAGACCTATCGGGCGGTGCTCGAGGCTTCGACAATTCCGGTCATCAAGCAGATGCGGGATGACTGGCGCACTGCCGCCAATGCCTTCCTGAAGGGGAACGGCACTGCACTCGGCGGCAGGCAGACTGAGCTTCGGCAGGAAGGCGAGCCACCGAAGAAGCGGACCGTGCCCGACTTCGCCTACCGGGTCTAACTGGAATAAGAGGAGGTAACGAGAAATGTCTGATCCGAGAGCTGTCATCGACTACGGCGAAATGCACGCCGAATACACACCGTCCACCATCGACGCCAGCACCATCACCTACGATGCAACGCTGGCTCGTGGAAGCGCCATGGTTGACCTGGCCGTGGAATTGGTCGACGACCGAACGGTCGCACTGGCTGAAGACGGGAAAGCCGTCTATGGCCGGCTGCAGTCCGTGGAGGCTGATGGGTTCTGCAGCGTCCAGACGGGCGGCTACACGAAACTGCCCGCAGGGACCGGCGCAAGTCTTACGTTTGGTAAGGCCATCGTCGGAGCGCTGCTGTCATCTGCCCGTGGGTATATCCGCGAGGTTGCGACCGGCACGGCTGGAGAACTTGGCCTGTGCCGCGGCCGCATCGTTGATAACGACGACACGACTGCCGTTATCGTCGACCTCGACTAAAGCAGGCGAATCGAATGGCCTAACGGCCTGAAGGGAGAACATAGTGGTAGCTCTAAGAGAAGACCAGCACCGGGCCGGGCCACTCGATGCAATGCGCACGAGTGTCGGCGACCTGTTCGAGCGAATGCACGACGGCCGTCTGTATCGCGAGGCGTATAACTCCGGCCAGAGCCTCTCGGCCTTCCTCGAGGACGAAGACCCGACCGAAGACGGGCTCGACGCCTTCAGCCGCATGATGCGGGTTGCTGGCATCATCCAGAACCCGGACTATGAGAGCGGCCGGTGGGCTTCCCCCTACGAAGCCTTCGAGAAAGACCCCAACGCTCGCGCTATGGTCCCTGAATGGGCAGCACGGGTCGCTCGGCGTGTGAAGTATGGCGGTCAACGCGCCATATACACGTCTGACCAGTTCCCGCCAGGGTCCGTCATGCGCCCCTACGTCGACGCGGCGCAGGCGCGATACTTCCAGCTTCAGCCGGCCATCCCGATCAGCGAAGTGATCGCCATCACGAGCCCGATTGAAGGCCAGGACTACCGAGCCTTCTACCTGACGGACGCGGCAGACCAGGAGACACTGGTCCGCGTTCCTGAAGGAACCGATCTCCCGACGGCGAAGCTGACCGGCGGTGACCACACCATCAGGCTGAAGAAATACGGCAGGGCCATTGAGCTCACCTACGAAGAGATGCGGCGCCGCCGAATCGACCTCGTGGCGCTCCACCTGGCACGTATCGCCCTTCGGACCGAGATCAATAAGCTGGCCGCCATTCTCGACATCATGCTGAACGGTGACGGCAACGCCAATACGGCCGCGACGAATTACAACTTGACCGCGCTCGATACTGGCGCGACTGCGGGCACCTTGACCCTCAAGGCCTGGCTCGCGTTCAAGCTGAAGTTCGTCAATCCGTACAGCATCACCCATGCCATCGTCCAGGATGACGTCTACCTGCAGTTGGAGCTTCTGAACGCTGGCAGCGCCAATATCCCGCTGGCATTCCTGCCGGCAAGCACCTACGGCTCATTTGCTCCAATCAATCCTGGCTTGGCTGATAGTGTTCGCGTCGGCCATACCACTGCGGCGCCGTCGCTCAAGATCATCGGGTTCGACCGCCAGTGGGCGATTGAGCGTGTGGTCGAAATCGGCAGCGAGATCAGCGAAGTCGATAAGTGGATCAAGCGGCAGACGCAGGTCATCACCCTCTCAGAGGTTGAGGGCTACGACGTCTTCGATCAGTTCGCCGTCAAGACCCTCAACGTCAACGCATAGCGGCCACTCGTAAGGAGGAGGCTTCATGACGACACCACAGACGTCGAGGGTCACGAACCTGGATGAACTCATCCTTGGCGTGAAGTTCGACGGCGCACAGATCAAGGACGGGACCGTTCCTGCAGCGGCACTTGCTGCCAATGCCGGCGGCCTTGTCTCGGGCCAGATTGACCACTGCTTCTACATTGCCGGTGCGCAGACGACCGGAGTAGAGAAGCTCGCGTTTCTGATTGGTAAGAACGAGACGATCGTCGACATCCGCGCCTATCTGGAGACGGCTCCGACGACGTCGAGTTTCATCATTGATGTCAATCAGAACGGCACCACGGTGTTCACGACGCAGGGCAACCGGCCGACGATTGCGACCTCGGCGCACGCCAGTTCGACCACGCTGCCTGATATCGTGGCACTGACAGCCGGAGACCGCATCACGGTGGATATCGATCAGATCGGCTCCGGCACCGCTGGGACCGGCCTGTTCGTGACCATCACGACGACCGGCGCATTGACCTAGCCACACATCTCTGAAGGAGGGTATATGGCAGAGCGAAGGAAACGGGAGAAGACCTACTCGAAGATATGGGTCCGTGGGACTGCCCGCCAGATGCATGACGGTGGCTATCGCATCGGCCTGTACGAGCGCCACAAGCAGCATCCCGGTGCAACGAACGAGGTGTTTGTCTGTGGGCCTACTCCCGTGCTCGTAGCTCGAACGCCCATGGTCGACGCGCAGATTTCACTGCGTCAGATTGAGCAGTGCGATGGCCCCGACGACACGTCACCGATTCGCACTGAAGAGGTGACACTGGACGACGAAGAAGAGGAAGAGGAAGAGGAGGAAGAAGCCTCCGAACCGACGAGAACCAGACGGAGATAAATGCCTCCTATCCTCGATACCTCTGATTGGGCTGCCGTTCGGGCAGCACTGGACATCGAACTTGATGCCACGGTGCTGCCCGACGCTACCATTGAGCTCTCCATCTTCCAGGGTGAGGCGGAGAACCGCTTTCTCACGCGGGTTGCAGGCGCAAATCCTGCGGTGGACCTGACGTCGCAGGAGAGCAAGAACGCCTGCATCTACTACCTGGCGGCGATGCTGAGCCCGCAGCTCTCGCGCTACACCATGGAGCAGTTCGGGGACTCACGCAGCATGTCCAATCAGGTCGATTGGATGATGCTGGGTTCCATCCTCATGAACCGTGGTGACGAGATTGTGGACGTCCTGCTCGGACTCAATCCGTTCGAGGCGAACAGGGCATCGACATTCAGGCTTGCCAATGGCTTGCGGATGCTATGACGCTTCCACATCAGGACCATGCGGCTCGCCGGGCCTCCAGGTTTCTCAGGGACCGTGCCACGCTTCAGCGTCCATCCAGCACTTCCGACAATATGGGCGGTCGTACTCAGGCGCCGGTGACCTACGCCACAGATGTTCCAACGCACGTTAGTCCGTACCGTATGCCGGCTGAGCTGGGCGAATACGTCGACAGGGTTGAGGCGCATAGCCGCTGGGTCATCGACTTCATCGATCCATCTATTGTGGTCGGCTCGCCTATCGACGTGCATATCGAGGATCTCGTGGTCTTGCCAGGACTCACGATTCGCATTGAAGCTCGGCAAGACCCGATGACCTATGGAGCGACGGAGAGATGGCTCGGGTCCGTTATCGAATGAAGAAGCTAATTCCGCTGTTTGCGTTGTTGGCGTTTGTGATGGTGCTGGCTCCGCACATCGCCTTCTCGCAGGGGCATGTGGGGCAGACTGCTGCGCCATCCGTTGTCGGCCCACCGCTCTCGGCAGCGGCCAGCACTCGAGAGACGACCGTGTGCGGCTCTTCGCATTCGACACCGAACGCGAACGAGCAGGCCGTCATTGATATGACGAACCAACTACGTGCCAGCCACGGCGTTCCCGCCTTATCGGTATCGCCCAGCCTCGAGCGCAGCGCCGACACCCACTCCCTGCAAATGGCCAGCACAGGCGTCTTTGCGCATGACAGCTACGGTGCAACGCTGGCCCGCACGCAGAACTGCGGGAGCCCGACGCAGAGCATCGACGAGAATATCGCCGGCAACGGGTCCGGTGACCCGACCGCGACATTCAATCAGTACGTCAATAGCCCACCGCACCTCGCCAACCTGCTCGACGCGAACATGGTCTCGGTCGGAGTCTCCTTCGAAGAGGGCATTTACAACGACGGCACGACGACCTGGCCGAACTTCTGGATGAACACAATGACCTTCGCGTCGACGGCGGACCCGTCGACGCCGACGCCACAGCCGACGCCCACGCGAACACCGACACCGACGCCAACTCCATCTCCGACCGGGCTCGTGGCACCGACTGTTTCGCTGAGCGGGACCGGCCTGACCGCGACGTTCACCATCACTGGACAGGCGACAGTTCCGTATTACGCCGTGGCCTATGGGGACGGCACCTCGGCGAACTGGCAGCAGGGGCATGTGTTCTCTCACACATACACATCAGCTGGCACCTATGGCGCTGCCGCGTGGGTTGGCGATGGAGCGACGGGGCAGATATCTCCTTCAAGATCGGTGTCCGTCACCGTAGGCAATCAGCCCACGCCCACACCATCACCGACGCCTCAGCCGAACGTCTGCCGGCAGGCATACTTCCTGAATGGAGCTCTGGCACAGGGGAGTCTCATAGCCTGCCCTTGAAATCCTGCTACTATCAATCGGACTGGAGTATCGGATGTCGTCACGCCGAAGCCTCATTTGCGGTCGTTGCGATCTACCGTTCGCACGTATTCAAAATGGCGTGCTGGTGATAGATTCACCACACCGCGGAGCGATGCATCTGAACGTCATTACCCTCGAAGAGCTCCGCCACATGGCTGAGCAATCGGCCGAGGAGGAACAGCAGAAGACACTCCGAGCCTAGATTTCCTCGGCGCCTGTATTCAGCTGCGCCATCCACTGAGCCCGTTTTTAGCTGGCTCTCGGACCCGTGCATTTGGCAGGCTTAAACGTCAGCGTCATTCTCGTCCACAGCATCCTGGACGGCCTCGCAGCCACAATAAGCGAGGCTGCTGATGAGCGTCTGTTTGCGCTCGGCAAGAAGGTTGCCTCTACGGCCAGCTCGAACGCTCCGAAGCTGACTGGAGCCCTCGCCGAGGGCATCTACGTCACGACCACCAAGCAAAGCACCTACCCAGAGGCAGCCGGTACTGCATCTGATCTTCGACCTGGCCATCTCCTTGACGAGGCAACAGCCGGCCCGCATGAAGCGTTGATTGGCCCCTGCCAGGATTACGGCGCCGACGTTGAGTTTGGCACGCTGCATACGCAGGCGCAGCCATACCTTGTTCCTGCAGCCGAAAGCGTCATGGCAGACGCCAAGGGCTTCTTCTACGACTTGGTGGGCTGATGGCTGACGCAACAGCGCATCCACCGCTCGGTACGGTCAGCATCAGCCCATTTCTCCCACTCAATACCAGTGAAATCTTCCTCGTCGGGCGCTGGATGCAGGCGCAGATGCTTGGCGACACCCGCCTGATGGGCAACGTCGCGGGCGTTTATCGCTCTCGAGCACCATTCGGAGCCGCGCTGCCATACGTCATCTACGACATGGTGTCCGGCGTCGACGCGCTGGCAGGGTTCGGTGCAATCAAGACCCATGTGAACTGCGTCTATCGGGTTGAGGCGTTCTGCGCTGGCACGGCGATATCCACCATCGAGATCGCCATCCGCAGGATTTATGACGTGCTGACACTCGTTCCTGCCAGGGGCGATCTGCCCATTGAGACGTCTGGCGGCATTGTTTACGACTGCGTTCGCGAATCCACTCGTCCCAGGGGCGGTGTCGACCAGGGCGATGAGTGGAGCAGCGTGCTTCAAGAGTTTCGTGTACACGCGAGCGCAATATAGGCGCCTAGTTGGTGGCGTCCCAACTTGGGACGCCGGAGGGATTGGCAATGGTCGAGCGCATAGATGTAGATCAAAGGCTCCAGCTCGGGGTGCAGAGCAACGTCCTGCTCCCCGTAGCGACGACGCATATCATGCAGACGTTGAAGGCGACTCCGCACATCATGACGTCCACCGAGGAGTTTGTCGGCTCCGGCTTCAAATTCCCCAACTTCGTGGCCGTCAATGAGGAATGGACGGATATTGACCTGTCCGGCCCCGTTGACTACAACGAGTCGCTGTTCATGCTCGCGAGCCTGTTGACGACTGATGGGTCGCCAGGCACTATCTCGGGCGGCAAGTCCTACGTCATGCAGCCGAGCTTCGACAGCCCGGATACGCCCATGTTCTTCACCGTTGAGACCGGCGACGCTGTCGAAGCCGAGCGGATGATGAACGCCTTTCTGATTGACGGCACCTGGACGTTCAACCGGAAGTCGCCGACGTTCAAGGGCAAGATGATCGGCACCCTCATGGATACCGAGGCGCCGCTCACCGTCGGCCCGAACGCCACCGCTGTCCAGACCATCACCATCACTGGATCTCCAGCTGGCGGCACGTTCGATATCACCTATAACGGCCTTACCGTCAGGTCCGTGTACAACGTCGCTACGTCGGTTCTCCAGACTGCCCTGCAGGCGCTCCCGAACATTGGGACTGGCAACGTCCTGGTCACCGGAAGCGCTGGCACGAGCTACATCCTGACGTTCGCGAGCGCACTGCTGCATGTCTTTATCAACCCGATCACCGTCGATGGTTCTCTGCTTACAGGCGGCACCGCGCCGGCCGCGACGGTAGCGCAAACGACTCTCGGGTCGGGCGCCGCTCCGAACCAACTGCCTATCATGCCGATTCTCGGCAATCAGCTTGACGTCTTCATCGACTCGTCCTTCGGGTCCATCGGCACCACCTACCTCGAGCGCGACTTCTCCCTGGAGATAGCCATCACCGGCCGCTACGGTCCCATCTGGCCAATGCGCACCTCGAACCCGAGCTACGCGACTACCGTCGAGCTCGTCCCGAAAACCGTCGTCAAACTGGTCATGGAGGCCGACAGCGCCGGCAAGGTGCCTCTGGGCTACATGCGTGCTGGCACGACGTTCTACTGCCGCCTGCTTGCCAGTGGACCGACGCTGGGGACCGGCACGAAGTACAAGTTGCAGATCGATATGCCGCTGAAGGTCCGGCAGCCGGACGCCTTCTCTTCCGAGGAGGGCGTGCGTGCCATAGGATACGAGTGCGTCTTGATTGCCGACCCGACGGCCGGATATCCGATCAAGGTGACTTTGCAGAATGCGGTGACGAGTCCATAAAGAGGTGATCGTTGGGTATAACAGCCGTTGACATAGTCGCGCTCAAGCGCACCCTGGAGATCGATGCTCAACCCATCGGCTTCCCTGGAGAAGTAGTCAAGATAACCTACAGGCCCAACTACTTCGATGAGGATGCCGAGCGGACGCAGCGGGCATATCTGGAGAGCAAAAGCATCGTCGAGCCCATCTACTCGCTCTTCCTGACCGCCGTCACGGAATGGGATATCCAAAAGACGAAGGACAGCCCTGAGCTGGTGCCGCTCACCATGGAGGGGCTGAAGGAAGCCAGGATCAGCAGCAAGGTCATCTATTACTTCTGGTCGCGCATTCTCGAGGACTACCGCCTGGGGGAATCGAACGCCGTCGGTGGCTCCAATGGTTCGCAACCGGCGGCATCATCGGAGACCAGCCCCCAGACTGGGCCTGGCTCAGAGTCGCCAACGACGTCTACCACTGCCCCGTCTGGGAGCTCCTGAAGCTCCCAAACCGTGACTACTGGCTGACTCGCGGACTCGTCTACCTCAAGGGGCTTGACGAATATCATGCGAACGTAAGCCAACATGCAGGCCATCGGAGATAGGCATGATTCGCACGGTACTCGTCGCAAGCATCCTGCTGTTCGTGCTTCCATGGTGCAGGCCACCAGCGCCAATCCCGCCAGCTGGGTCAACACCGACCGCTACGACCCCCATTCCGACGACTAGGACTGCCACTGCGGCCCCTGCGACACCAACACGCACTCCTGGGCCATCCGCAACGCCAGTGCCCACGCGAGCGCCGACTGGAGCTCCACTACCGCCCACGCCGGGCGCAGCAAACAACGCGACGCCGAAGGCGCTTCCGAAGACTGGCTACGGTGGCTGCCTTACTACACAGGGGGCCTGTTAGCCTATACTGTTCGCAGGCAATTACCGGACGCCTTCCCAGTGCGTCCACTACCGGGGGTCCGTTAGCTGACCCCTTCCCGAGCATCTAGTTCGGGTACGGTAGCGCCACGTCTATTAGCGCGGCTGAACTGCTCGTTAAAGTCGGCTTCGATGGCGCAGCGGCGACATCTGGAATAACCGCGCTCGCGAGCCTTCTTGGCAATATGTCCAGCCTCAATGCTGGCAGCGTGTTGGCGTTCGGCGCCACAGGTGTCGCCCTTGGTGCCGTCGCGCTCGGCTTTGACAAGGCCGTTGAATCAGCGGCCAACTACCAGCAGATTCTCCAACAGCTCCACGCCAATTCCCTGCTGACTTCGTCCGATATGGGCGCGGTTGACGCCTCCATTAAGAGCATGTCGCAAGAGGGCGGCGTCGGATTCGAGGCTCTGGCAACCTCATTCCGCCATGCCGCGGACGAGGGCTTCAGCCTCGCCGATTCTCAGAAAATCGTCCAGGTTGCAATGCAGGCGAGCGTCGGCACCGGCTCCGACCTCGCAGAAACGACCCAGGAGCTGGCGCAGGCACTGCACGTCATGGGTGCATCTGGAGATGACGCCTCCGCCTTCATGAACACACTGCTGACCGCGAGCAAGAACGCCAACGTGAGCTTTGGCCAGTTCGTCGCCGGCAGCCAGCAGGCTGTGGCGCAGGCCGCTGCTTTGGGCGTCAGTCTGGCAGATGTTTCAGCCGTCTATGCGACTCTGACGCGGAATGGGCAGAACTACGCCCTGTCCGGCACTGAAATCATCCGGATGATGCAGCAGATCGTCGCACCGACCAAGGCGGCCGAGACGGAGCTCGCCAGGCTATCCAATACGACGGGCGTCAATCTCGTGAGCGACTTCACCTCTGCGGGTCTAGCCAGCAGAGGCCTTGTCGGCATCTTCCAGGACTTGAATGCAGCCGGCGTCCAGGGCGACGAAGTCTACCGCATCTTCGGCAACCGGATGATCTCCGGCCGTGCCGCGACTGTCATCCTGCACGACGGCCTTGCTGATCTCCTGTCAATCGAGAAGGCGAATCAGGATGCCTTCTCCGGAGGAGCGACGCCGGTCCAGGATGCGTTCCAGGAGGCGCTCGGCAACACATCGCGCCAGCTGGACATTGCCAAACAGAAACTCGCCGTCCTCGGAGTTTCGATTGGGACTGATCTGCTTCCGCCCCTCACGGATCTCATTACAAAGCTCGGCGATCTCGCCACTCTTGCTGGTAAGGCTTACACGTTCACCGTCAACTTCGTCCAGAAGACGGAAGGCGGGAACATCCTCACGGCTCTCCTTACTGGCGGAGCCCTACCCGGCCACGAGGACGACTCGCAGATATCCGAATGGGTAAAAGGCGCTCTGGATCAGGTCAAGACCGATGCAGAGAGCTTTATGAATACCGAGCGGTCGGGCGGAGCGCTTCTGCCCAAACTGATCGACTCACTGTTCGGAGATCCTGGCGGTGTCAAGCGTTCAATGCAGCCCTATTACGACCAGGCGACTAACTCGCAGCACTGGTCGCCTGGCACAGGAAAAGGCGTCATCGGC